AATATGAAGTGAATCATCACCAGCTTGAACTGTAACACCACCAGCAGTTGAAATAACCGAAATTGCATCATCAGCTGTACCAGTAGTATTCGTGATCGAAATCTTCTCACTTGCTGGTGTGCCGTGTGGTGTAAACACCATTGCAGTGGCACCGGTCTTACCAAGTGTAAGTGTCTGGCCATCTGCTAGAACAGCACCTATCGTGATTGCAGCAGCAGTTGAATCAATTGCAACTGCACCGGCAGCGTCGAGATCAAAACCACCAGCAGTAGCATTAACGTCAATAGCATCAGTACCTGTACCAGCAGAGTTCAACTGAAGAACCTGTTCTCCACCGCCAGAGACAGTAAGCGCAAGGTCTTTAGCTGCAGTTGTGACAGCAACGACAGAGTCATCACCAGCTGCCATGTTAAGAACACCAGCAACATCAACGTCCATACCACCCGCTGAATCAATGTTCAATGCATCAGCATCGGTACCATCAGCATCAATATGAAGTGAATCATTACCAGCTGCTAGCGTAAGCCCACCTGCTTCTGCATCAATCTTGATTGCATCATCAGCTGTACCTGAGGTATTGACAAGTGAGATCTTCTCACTTGCTGGTGTAGCGTGTGGTGTAAACACCATTTCCGTGGCACCGTTCAAACCTATACTAATAGTTTGGCCATCAACAACATTCATATCAATTGATCCAGCTGATGAATCAATACTGATTGCACCAGCAGCGTCGATATCTACACCACCTGAAGAATCGATATCAATTGCATCAGCATCTGTACCTTTTGCATCAAGATGGATCTTCTGATCCACATCGTTGTTGACTAATTTAATGTCTACGTTGGTACCATCAGCAAAGCTGAACGTACCAGGTGTTTGTGCACCAAACTCGGTATTACCATGGATGTTCGAGAGTGCCTGAGCGAAATACTGCAATGATCCCGAAAGATCATTTGCGGCGAACTCGTCAGCCAACTGTCCCATCGCAATAGCTGCAGGCTTAAAGTCAACTACTGACCCTGTGACCTGCACTAATCTAATTTGTGTATGATTAGCCATAATTTAATTTTCCTTTTCTTTAGTTGTTATAAACTAAGAAACATAAACGACACAAACGAATTAAGAAACGGAACTGGCCTTAACAAACTTTAACGTCTCTAAATATACAACCGAGACCTATTTGATTAAGTTTTTCAGATTTTTTAGAGCCGCATCAAAGCGTGAAAATTCAGTGTTGACATACCCCACAGCCAATTTCTGGCACTCTTGTTTGTCTAGAAATGTGAAAGAATATCTTCCGGGTCGGCGCTCGGCTCGTAACAGCTGCTTCCCCTTAACGATCAGATAGGCCGCAATTCCTAAATCTGACGTTTCATATAAATCATTTTGATTATCTTTCATGTAATTCCCGGATGCATAAAACGAGCGAAATTCCTAGAAGTAAGTATGCAAACTTCTGACAAATTAACTAACGGAAAAGACGATGACGTCAATAACATCACCGATCTTTAATCCGAAAGAATATTTCAATGATGTAGCTGATGAGACGTAATAATCACGTTGGCCGGTCTCAATTTGTCCTACTGTACCAGAGTGAACAAGCATACCATTTACAAAAATGTCTATTTTATCAGGATCATAAGAAGCGTCAGAAAAATCAGATGAACTCACTGGAACGCTAGTATTAGGCGCATAGTTTGCGGCCAAGAAATAACTTTGCTTCGTTCTTGTCTCACCAGAACCGCCGCCGCCGCCGGAGGATGCTATTGTAATGGATCCGCCGGAGCCCGATGTGATTGTTACATTTGAGCCGGCTCTTAAGTAAGAAGTACCGTCTGAAAGCTTTGTTAGAGAACCTGAGATACCGGTCTTGGCAATAATAGAACCAGAAGATAGTACATCACCCCCGAAAACTGAGGTACCTCTCCTTGAAGTACCTCGAGAATCGATAGAGCCTGACACAAAGAAATTAGTGTCAGTAAATGCTCTTGGGTCGGGATCTGCTGCTGACGAGCCGTGGCCGGAAGCGTCAGAAAGACTTCCAGAAAATAGAAGCACTTGGTCTGTTTCACCGTCTACCTGTAAGGCGCTACTTTTATTTTGGGTTTCTACCCTAAAGTTTTTATCGACCCCGCTCTGGTTTACCACCACTGTTCCGTTAAGATTTACGTCACCCTGGACATCTAAAAGAGATCCGTTCCACGTAAAGTCAGCGTCGGATGTTAGCGTATCTGAATCTGACCAGGTGGCAATTCTGTTTGCTGCTCCAGAACCATCGATGCCTCCAGTCGATGAAATTGTAATGGCTCCCGAAGAACCTGTTGCTATTGTTGTATTGCTTCCAGCAATCAAGTAACTAGTACCATCCTGCAGCTTCGTTAATGAACCGGACAGCGCGGGTGCAGAAACTGTTCCTGAAAATGTTGAACCAGTTAAAGTTGCGACAACTGAATTATCGATAGCCAGCTCAGTGGAATCGATTTTCAATCCACCGGAGGACTTGAGGTCGACGCTAAATTCTGTTCCCGATAAATCTAGTCCATCTCCTGCAGTATAGGTTGTATTGGTTGACGCAATAGTGATTGAACCATTAGAGGCAGTCGTTACAGTAACGTTCGATCCTTCCTTAATATAAGACGTACCATCTTGCAGCTTCGTTAATGAACCAGACAATGCAGGAGCAGAAACTGTTCCTGAAAATATTGAACCGGTTAAAGTTGCGACAATAGAATCTCTCACTGCGACAGTGTAAGCAGCACCAGCACCGGAATCAGTTGTTTTTATTCCGGTTCCCGCTGTAAACACACGCTCATTGGGTAGCGATGCTGTTGCAGCCAATACAAGATACTGAGGGCTCTTATCACCGTTACCGCCACCAGATGAGCCCTCACTAACAACCGTATCAAGATATTTTCCAATATAAAGATACCCTTCCAAGAAATCAGGATTGTTAGAATGGTCTCCAGTACCGGGTGGATCCTGCTGGAAGAAGATACCATTAAAATAATCCAAGTACCAATCTCTTGCATCTAGAACTGGGATCTGTGTACCCGAATCTTTTGTAGATGACCCGCCATAGAACGGCTTCCCTTCGTATGAAGTCGCAAAAGACGGGGGTACAAGCTGCAACGAACCTGATGTTATATTTATCGCCTGATCATTTATATAGGGGTATGTGCCTGCTGATGGATTAGAAGAATTAGATTGATAATCGCTTGGTAATTTTAGCTCGAATCCGTGACGACCATCTGAAGTATCACTTCCGGCAATAAACGAGCATTGGAACCTCAGATATTCTACTTGACCCGTAATATCGTACAAATTTGCACTTGCTGGACTCTTTGATATCTCTTGACCAAAAACAGTTTCAGAAGAAAGCGTTAGCCCAGAAGGAAGTGCCTCATTCGCTAATCCCTTATCATTAGAAGTCTGAGCTTTTCCTGCAAGTTTCTTGAGGGCGATTAAGCGTTCGGTTTTTGCGTCATATGCCATTCATCAACTCCAAGAAACGCTCATGCTAGAAATGTATCCTGTCCACGATGCGTCTGCCTCGATCTTTACTACTACATATTCATTACTACCAACAGACTCTGTACCGAAAGTCACTGTGTTTGTTGCGTTTAGGGAAGAATCCAACGAACCCTCAAGGCAACCATCTCCATCAGAGGTTTGTCCTGTAGCGAATGCGACCGCTAAGTCCATCCACCCCGTCTCGAAACTGGCTCCAGTAGTTGGAAGCTTAATCAGGACATGAAGGTTTGCAGTAGACAAAGATGTCGGAAGGGAAGCAATCGTTCCAGAACCATTGACAGTCAAACTAAATCCAGACTTCGACCCCCCAGATGTATTTTGAAAATATCTGTAGAACGTACGCTGTCCTGAGGTGATACCGCTATAATTGACATTGCTACTGGGACCGTTCGCTATCGAACCCCCATTGGCTGTACTTCTAAAATCTCCAGATACACCTCCCTGAACCGGTGCGTACAAGCGGCTGTTATAGAACATCAATCCGTCAACTCCCGCTAAGCTTGTAGTGGAATCCCAAGTGTTACCACCGGCAGTCACGTTTGCCTGAACATCGTAACTTCCAGAAATTATTCTGTAGCTTTCGCCTCGGAATGTTTCGGATGTTGTGGTAGAAGTATCTGATAAGTTATATAGCAAAATCCCACTGATCGATTGAGATCCAGCACTAGACAAATTAGACTTAAGCGGCGCGGGGACGTCTGTGCTTACAGAAATTGACCCATTTAGAATAGGATCCCCCGTGATCGTGGCAGATCCTGTGATGTGTAATGTCTTTGTCTCGCTTTCCCCCGCGCCGTAATCAATGACCGGAAAAGATTGAGCTGGCACAGAGCAATTTGTACCATTGAATGTTATATTGGATGTCGAATAAACATTTCGATAAGCATTCAAAACACGAATTCTATATCGTGCGGTTCCACCTGTGTTATATTTCACGCCAGACAAATTCTTTGTTCCGGTCATGGTAAGAACTTCTAGAGCCGTTGTGTCTGCGGAAAGAGCGTTCGAATCCGTATCATTTACCCACTCTACATAGTTGCACGTCGTGTCTGTACCAGAAATGGTGTGAACAACTCTTGCGTAATTCCATCCTGTTCGCTGATCCGTAGGATCGATTGTATAGGTCCCTTGGCGGTGCTGGAATGTATCGAAGTTCGTTCCGTCGCTAAAGTGACCGGGGGTTGCTGCAGAAAGATTAAATCCAGAACCATTACCATTCAAAGAGTTTCCGGACCCGAATGAGCTTAAGTCTACAGAATGTATTTCTGTAGAATTGTTATTTACAAAAAGTTTAAGCGTGCCTTGATTACCGTTCCCAAATGAATCTGCGCTATAATTTGAACCGTCTGCTGCCACATCTGCATTTAACGTTCCATTAATTGTTGTAGTTCCCGCAAAGCATGCCTTACGTAAATCGTTACTGCTCGCGGTTGAGCTAAATGTACCGTTAATATTGACATCAGATAAATTATCTGTAGGTGTGAGCGTAGACGGCTGAACGTTTGTATACCCAGAAATAGACTGTGTAGAGCCGAAAGACAAGACGGCGGCTGTTCCCGAATCTGCGCAACTCATATCATCTAAGGCTGGTGCTGCTTGCGGCGCCAATCCCTTCAATACTTCGTTAAATCTATCGATCGCTGTTCCTATCGGGGTTGAATAAACAAAGTCAGTAAACAATCCGTCAGAATATGACGTATCCTCAGCTGCTCCAATTACTGGTAAAATCGTTACTGATCCACCACTATTATCAGTCACTGTACTTCCCGTGAACACGAACGTAGAAACATTATTAACAGTCGAGCCCCCCGCTTGAGTAACAGCTGAAGATGATCCTGCAGATGCTGAAACCGTCAACTGCCCTGAGGAGCTTGTGGTTATCTTGACTCCGCCGGCGCCTATGATGTATGGTGTGGAGCCGTCTGATAGCATCTGTAGGGAGCCAGAAAGGCCTGTCCTGAACAATCCATTACCTTCTACCTCAAGCGATCCTGTTACACCAACGTTTCCAGAAAATTGCGAGCCGGTGAGCGTCGCGACCTTGGTGTTGTCGATGGAGAATACATCACTAGCTAGCTTCAGGCCAGTGCTGGCAGTATAGGTTCTACCAATACTACTACTGACAACGATCTGACCAGCAGAAGATGTAGAGATATTAACAGCGCCGGTACCGATAAGATAGCGGGTCGACCCATCACTAAGCATCTGTAAAGACCCGGATAGTCCAGATTGCGCAACAAGATCACCAGAAAATGTTGAGCCTGTTAAAGCTGCAAAAACAGAATCCTTTACTCCTACCGTATACGCGCCGCCGTTTCCACCGTCGGTCGTCCTAACACCGATTCCAGCAGTAAATACTCTTTCTTGCGCTAGCGAAGCAGTGGCTTCAAGAACAAGATACTTTGCTCTTTTATCGCTGTTACCGCCACCAGCCACGCCACCACCAGCAGTGGAGGAAATTGTAATCCAGCCCTCAGAACCAGATGTTATCTGTATATCATTTCCAGCTCTTAAGAATGCGCTACCGTCTGGAAGTGTTTGAAGTGATCCTGTTAATCCGCTCTTGAAAAGCGCTCCACTTTCCACGCTCAGAGAACCGGTCAACCCAACGTTGCTCTTGAACTGGGCAACACTAAACGTCGATGTGCCCTCAACACCTAATGACCCTGTCACCCCAACGTTGCCAGAAAATTGTGATCCAGAAAGTGTGGCAACAATAGAGTCAAGAATAGCGATAGTTTTTGTGGCTGAACCATCGTACGAAAATGTTTTAATCCCTATTCCTTGTGACAGAGCATTCGGCACCTTCGACACTTCAATATTACCAGACCCATCCGTGCCCAATGTGGTACCATCGAGCTTAGTCGCGATCGTTGCTGGATTGTTGTTCCCAGCAAACGTAATGTCTATCCCGGTTCCGGCATTCATAATTGCTGTACGATCAACTTGATCAATCAGCGAAGCTACCGTATATTTTGTGATCGTAGTCCCACCATCTGACAACCACGCAAAGCTAGAACGGCCGCCGGAAGTGGAAAGGTTTGTTGCATCAAGCGCGACAGTCGCTGTTGAAGTCCCGTCGTAAGAAAAAGCCGCTATACCAGAGCCCTGTGATAGGGCATTCATACCAGTTGCAGCGATCGTAATTTGGCCGGCTGCTGGAGTATTGTATATAAGCGATACGTTACTTCCCGCAACTAGATAAGGAACCCCGCTGGAAACTTCTTGAAGTGATCCGGATAATCCCACGTTCGGTCCGGTGCTAAAAAGAACCTCATCGGTAAAAGTGGTAGCGCCGGAAAAAGCATTGGCACTTGTCAACAAAGGAACGGTCGACGTGTCTAACGTGAGGGTTCTAGCAGCGCTACCGTCAAATGTCGTACCGCTATCAAGAGTTAAATTAGATCCAATCGTTAAAGTGCCTGGGACAGAAGCAACGCTTATACCGGAAGCACCCAATGATAATGTACTACCATCAAGCTTTATACCAAGCGCGTCACTTGAAACCTCAAGACCGCCTGCAGAAGCAGTTGCTATTAAAATTGTCACCGCAGCCGAATTATCATAGACCGTGTTGTCTCCACCGCTTATTTGAAGACCAGAACCAGCTGTAAGAGCGTTCGTTAATGTCCCGGCGGTTCCTCCAGCCAGCAGATTAGAAACTTGAACTTTCTTTACATTGCGAGCAGTCGGGCTAGAAGTATCATATATGAACAATACGTCATCGGTCGCAACTGAAGTGAGCTCAACACTAACATCATTAGGATTCAGCCCCAGACCGCTTGAAGAAAATGTAATTCCCCCGTTATCGTATAGGTCAACTTTGACTTCAACATTTCCGCTACCATCGTACGAGAAATCTTGAATTCCATAAGCCTCTTGACCAGAAAGCGTACCAACAAGAGCACCGGTACCGGCAGCAATAGTTATCCAATCACCGTCTGCAGAGCCAGACGTAATTGTGACGTTGTTCCCTGCTCGTAAGAGTGCTGTGCCATCCTCAAGGGTCGTTAGGGAACCGCTAAGCACCGGTGCGGTTATTTTGTCAGTGGCCTTGATTATCCCTTGGACTACAAGCGTGCGCTTAAAGTCATCATCCTCCAGACCAATCTGAAAGTTCTGCGGCGTGACCATCTTGACGATGTCACTATTTCTTGCAGATCTAATAACTAGAAAATCAGTTTTTCTGAGATCTGTTCTACTTGAGCTCATTCTCCGCCCGCCAAAATATTAAATTAGAGAACTAATCGTTATCGGTTCAATAGTAAGTATTGGCGGTCTAGATGTTTCCCCCTCTTTATAGGGGACAGAAGATGTCATTTCGTGACTTAGGTTATTACATGACGTTGTTACTGGATCTGTAACAGGATCCCCCTCTGAATCTACGAAGATGCACGTAACAGCAGCTTCTTGCAGGCCTACCGTATTGATACCATCACCGTATTCATAGAATCTTCCATATTTTCTCTGCTCAAGCTGATCTCTAAACTGGCCATATCGATCGTATCTATACACGGAGGAAGTTGCAGTACGACGGAAATTCATTAATCCGTATTTCCACCCAGACGGATGTGAACAGATGGCAAAGCTGGCAGGCGCGACGGTGCCAACAATCGCCTCCCACCCATCAGGGCAATTCGAGACTAGTGTTGGGAATCGGCCGGTTGGAGTCTTCCAAAAACCGAATAATCCCGCCATCACGATTGCAGTACCATCTGAAGACCAGATTGTGGAGGTGCCGCCGTGTCCTCGCTTGCCATATCTTGACCATATTGTGGGATCGCCATTCGCTGGTTCCGCTACTTGCATCCCCAAGACCCATCGCGGGTCGACACGTTCGTGAGTGCCGGTCCCCGCAAAATTATACTGCGCCGGACTTAACGATTGGCGGTCGGAGGCAGGGGTCTCCACCGCGGTGAAGGGACTCTTACCTCGCCCCATACCATATGAAGAAGACATCATAAACAAGTCGCTTGCTGATCCAGTTGTACCAAACCCCGGTTTAGGCCATTGGGTCGATCTTTTAATTGACTTATACCGAGCTTCAAACGGAAATGATGGTAACCACCTAGCGTTACCGCGGATGTTGCTTCCGTAGGTGCTGCTCGCATTGGATTGGGCTCCTATAATACTAAAGCCTACCCGACCATAGGAGCTAATATTTAATCCCCCCGAAAGTGCCAAGTCGAGATCGAACATTTGAGCGGGATTGGGTGGAAGGCTATCAAAAAATACTTCAGACGTATCAGGAATTCTAACAAAACGCTGGAATGAACCGCTCGTTCGTAAACCAGGGTTCGCCCATACACCCGGTGAGCCGGCTTGGCCAGCAATGCCTGAGGTAAATCGGCGAGAAACCATCGACGCATAGTCATTTGTGTTGTGGAATATGCTTCCAGTGACCAGTTCTGCTATATAGCTTCCGCTGTATGCAGAAGCGTTGTCTGTCTGAAATTGATCAACAATTGGACCGCCGGAAATCATCTCATGTACAGCATTAGTTCTTAATTCCTGACTAGTAGAAGAGGGAGCATATCTATTGTTCTGTACATACGTTCCATACAGAATAAGCTTTGCGCTCTGGCTGGATTTAATGGTGAACGATTGTCTGGGCTCATATAAAGATTCCAAATTAACGTTGCTTCTGTTCCTAAGAACGCCACCAGGCTGCCCTCGAGAATCTGTGCGAGAAAGTACAGTCTCAGCGTCATAGTTGTAATTCGCTGCTCCAGTGAGAATCTCATTTCGTTGCCACACACCATCACGCCAGGGCCCATAAGGATTCACATTCGGATTTGAGGGAATTGTATTATTACCGCGATTACTACCGTGCAGCGACGGCTGGAAACCAAAAGTAAGCTTGTCGCCTGGTTGTAATAGATACATAGACTTCCTCTCAGCCGCGGAACCCACTGACGATGAAAGCAGTCCGGATGGACCGCCCATTTCTCGATCCCTGAAACCGAAGCCCTTACCTTTTCCGGTGCCGTTTGCCGCGGCATCCGGCTTCGGATAGAGACCGCTAGCATATGGATTCAAAAAGGCTGCTGGACCCGGGAGGTCTGATGGTAAAGATCCAGTATAGAGTGGTTTATCAGATACCATTGAGGCAAAAAACCTGCGCCCTGACGTAAGCGATGATGGGGCCCCTACTCCAGCAGTTGAGTTAGCAGAACCAACATCTCCTATCCACGCTTTCGTTCGTGGAATACAGCGCCACCATTTACGGTATAGGGAGAATCTTATGCCGTCAGGAGGTGTGGTGTAGAAGTGCCAGCCGGAGCCATTATCGAGGGAGCTGTGAGCAGCGACGTTCTGGGCGATGTAGTTAGCGGAGGCTTCATGAAGCAAGTATCCCGGGGCTGTGGTATGGCAAAAAAGATGAGAACTGTCAGAAATGATAACAGGACTTTGTCTTACAGGGGCCTCTATTCTAAAACTTGCAGCATTTAACAAGCGTTTCTCAAAGAATGTACCACGAATACAGTGGTCGCCATTGAAGCGTCCAGTCAAATCAGAGGGCACGTGTGGTAAACTACAGGTTAATATTGTGAACCCAGCTTTACCCCCGTATATGTCGGTCCGCTTGTGTGTGAAGTCGGCAGATACGTAAACATTCTCATCTCGTCCCAAACCTTCCTCCAGCCAATTGCTAAATTTTACCGGAGCGTTTGAGGATGAAATGGGTCGGGACCAGTTATTGATATTCTGGGCGACTGTAGACCCACAATTCCCCCAGCCGCCGACTCCACCCTCTGTGGCCAAAAGACCACCCCTTGTAAAAGACCCAAACCTTTCGAAATGATCGTCATTACCCTCAACCGTTGGTAAGCAGGGTGATGTCACAACGCTAAATCCTGCTCTTTGAATCGCAGTAAAGTGCCAGCGTTGCGTTGCGTGATCGATCATCGCGTACTTGGGATACGTTGTGGATGCGGATGACCGCTTTGCAGAATTTACAGCGTAAGCAAACGTGTTGATGTTGGCATTGCCAGCACTATCGGCGCCAGCTACAGTATAACTGCTTTCACTACCTCCATTGGCCCACAGACAATCGCCACCGTTGTTGAAGTTTGTCCCACACTGATATCTCCAGTCCCATGACACCGCGGTCCATTTTTCCGTGAGCTCTTCACAATCCCTCGCAAATGGAGCGAAATTCGCCTGCTCCCCCCCGTAATGGGACGCCGATATCGCGGTGGCATTAACCATCCTTTTCGTCCGCTCTGTGGTGATCTGGGCAAATTCCACAAATTTCCACAGCAAACCGTTTCCGGAACCCGCATGAATGTCACCGACCTCGTCTTCCTTTCGATACAGCGGACCGCCCGTTGACGTCTCGGCGATGCCGGGAGTCGGGCTGTAGGACCGGTTCGTAGTGCCATATCCCATCGAGGACCACTTCATCGCCTGAGTATACACGGCAGATGATGATAACATAGCAGGGTTTCCAGCCTGAAGCACACTGCCAGCAGAAGTCCAGCTACTGGGACCGGGGGCGGCGTCATAATAATACCGAGATGGGAAGATGCTCGCGGTGAGCATTTGCTCAGCAGCAGCGTACCCGTAATGAGTGAGTTGAGCGTACGTTATTAACTCTCTTTTCGTAGTCCGGGTAGACTCGCGAAATTCAGATACGGTTTCTTCGAGGGCGACGACGCGGGGTGGGTTCGGGTTCCGCTGAAAGACGGGGGAGATTGAGGGGTTCGCGGAGTAACCCCACGCTTCAAGTGCTGTGCCTGCCCCCGGCATGGAGGTGGATGCGTCGATCATCACGTACCCTCCAGACATCGGAAGATCAGAGAAATTATTGGCAATATTTGTAGAATATATTTCTGCGTCACCCCCAACGAATCGCTCTCTTCCCGGAGATTGTCGCAGCAAAAAGAATGTATCACATCTCCAGAATGGCACGCCACCGACACGAGAATCGTCGGTTAATGCGACACCAGCAGAATTATATAGATCAATCCCTGTCACCCAAGTAGCCTTCCACCCAGCGATATCATAGGCGTGGCCACCCCCATATGACCCTGTTACATGACCAGAAATTCCACCAAATAATAATTTAATTGAATTCTGTAGAGGCCCTCCGTTGTCGGGTGTTTCGCGGTCTGGAGCAGTGGGGCGACGTTGTTGAGGAGTATCCCTAAACGCTATTTGTGGTATGAATATTCTTGCAGGTATGCTAAGACCGTCGGAGTCGCTTGGTTCTTGTTTTCCATAATAAACGTTTGTGTTCTTCGATGGTGTGTTGCCAGAATTAGCTTGATTCGTTATAGCGTAACCGATAGTGGCGAAGTTGTCGGTGGCAGCGGTAGTGAGGTCAGCGGTGGCAGGACGAGAGCTTCCACCGACAAAAGATGGATAATTATGGAATAATCCTTTTCCGAGCCTGACTTGCGACGCGGTGGAGGAGCCATCAGCCCCACCTGCCGCAAAAAACTGCTCAACACCGGGGGTCCCGCACGTGAGCATCTTCCATTCGGGCGCACCGTCGCCGGGACATTCCGCGGTGGTGATGCCCGGGCCCGCCATGGCCTTCCATTTTCCTCGAGACCTGATCATTGTTGCTAATGAACTTGGCCCAGACTCTTCAACTTCACCATCAATCTCAACCGCAATCCTCTGGAGGAGAAAAGGTGCATCGATATAGTCGGATATATTGATCCCTTGATCGTCTGTTGCAACGTACTGATCAGTGTGTGGGAAACCGTACGTTGAAGTCGGTCTTCCCCTAAGGGGCAACTCGCCCAATGCAATTTCGAACTCATCTTCAAGGATTGAAAAACCAGACGTACCTGAAAATCCTATTGAGCATGAATTAACAAGGAACGAACGGACATCTTCTGCCCAATTCGTCATACCGGCGAATTTACCATCCGAGTCAATCAGCGTCATCGCGGGGTCACCGCCGGCCTTCCAACTCTGTACCGGGCTCTCGCCCGTAAAGGATACGTGGGGGTTCGATTTGCCGGCATCCATATTTGAGCCAGATATACCCGGCATAAAGCCAATTCGATCCCATCTAGCATTCGTGAAATTATAATATGCCATCGATGCGATACGACCCTGGGTTTCATCAACGCCCATCTTGCAGTCTGCTGTCGTGGGGATTGGGATCTCAATCGCGACGACATCACCAAGCTTCTGGTCAAATTCAGGCCAGTCCGATACCCGCTTATTGATAACGAGGGCATCTCCCCCTTGGTTGTCATCAAAGGGTTTTATGCGGCCGCCCAAGGCCGTGTAATAATTCGAACCAACATTTTCATGCGTGACTGTATTGAGAAGCTCTGTTTCCAGACTCATCGCTCCCGGGACAATCGCACCGGTGGTGACCAATCGATTCTCGTAAGGAGTACGAGTAAAGTCTCTATATCCGAACGTTGGAGACGTAGAGATAGGTTCACCAGCTACTTGCTGGGGATTACCCCGGATGCCGGGGCGGACGCCATCGTACTTAAAATATGGACTATACGAACCGTTGTACCAAAATCCGCCGGATCCAGAATATAAATCGGCTGGTATCATCTCTGGATATAGCATCATCCGTGGATTGTCGGGCTGGCTTGAGCCGCTTACCCACTTTCCGAATGTCGGCTCCTTTGTGGAGTCAAATGCTGCAACATTCTTATTCGTTAATCTCTCGCCGGTGTTACGTCGATTCGATGGGTACGACGTCATCGAATCAAAGAACTGTTGAACTTTCTTTACTGGACGGCTATTAATTCCAGAACTAAACTGATTTACTTTTAAGTGAGACTGGGCGATTAGTCCCATCGTCTCCTCTTCCAATTTTCCGCGAAAAACGGCGAACTCAGCAAGATGAACTCCTGAAACAAAGTCCGCTATACTAAATGCGGTATTCACCCCGCCCGCTAATTCGCCGTAACCGACGTATAGCGTTGGGTTATCTAAACTTTTTAATGTACCTGGATTACCTGAGCCATACGAGATGCCCGCATTCGGCACCCCCGGCGGGCACCCGAGGCAGACCCTGGTAGCTGGATCACCGACCTTGTAATAGCGAGCTGTCATAGACCGGTTGGGCGACGTGGCATTCTGGATCGTAAACATCACAGTGTGCCACACACCGAGCTCAACATTCGTTAACGATACCACCATCGTCCCACTATCACCAACTAGATTTGCTCTTATTGTTTGGGCTGACGGTACAGTAATGTTAAATGCTGCTACTCCTGACACAGGGTCGCCGATGGTGAAGACAGCTTTGTTTTGTGTGACTGCAGGCTCGCCGGTGGTGCGAGACGAATCAAGCATCATCCTAACCATGAATGTAAGATCACCGTTTGTATTTGGATCCAGATTAGTCACGTTTTCTTTAGCAATAAAGATACTCGTACCCAGATATGCCGATCCCAAAGATAGAACACGATCAGTATACCGCGACTCGGACTTGATAGCAGAGCCAGCAAGATTCATATCCGTAAAAGCGCGACCTGCAAAGACATCACCAGAGACTCCGACTATCTGGGTTGCAGTCTCGTCAAAACGTCCACCTTCATTGCTAATACCCTTCACTGCTGTATACGGGTTCTCAGAATCTGCTAAATCGTTTATGTACCTTGATATTGTTCCAGGTAAGAATTTGTTAAACCGAACGTAGGATAAAGTCTCAACGTATTTTACACCCTTACCCGAAGTTGTGGGAACCCCATCTATAAGGTCATGTATGAATATTTTATTATCTTTCATTACCAGTCACCATACACAATTGAACCAGCTTTCTTCCCAAAGTAAAATCCATGGTTTGATCGCTCGTTAAGCGGGTCTATAGATTCGTTCATGGATGAACTCATCACTCGTAAGCGAGCTGTCATATCTTCTTCTACAATAACCCAATTTTGGTCTGCGGAGTCTGGTCCGTATGTCGCCATATTGTATAAAGCTGTAACATCATTCTGGTTCAAGGCCCTGCTCCATATTGCTACATCTGATATTTTTCCGTTAAAATAATCACGTCCACCGAATGAGGGAGAACCTCCGATATGAATATAATTTGCAGAAAAATCTGTTGGAGCATCACCAACCTGATCGTAACCGGTTTCGCCTGATTTGCATGAAACACCGTCAACATAAATGCTAAACTGTTCCGGGGCGTCGCCGGAGGGGTTAAACGTTCCTGCATAGGCGACAACGACATGATGCCAGTTCCCAGCCGTAATCAAACCAGCCGTTGAAGTGGCACCATTTCTAACCCAGCTACCGCCTCCGTATCTAAAAGCGCTGACTGAACCAACATACTCGTCGGCGTTGTTGGTAGTTCTGTTGATCGAAACCCCTGCGGAATTTGCGTAATCGGCCGAGCTTGCATTGAATATAAAATGATTTGAATCTGAATCGAAGTTATCGACCATAATCCAGACTGAAAGTGACCATGGTTTCAAGTCGTTACCTGCGTATGATCCACCAATCAAGTCATTCCAAGTATCATTTCCAGATCCCCCATCCACTTTCATTATATCATCAACACCGTCGAAGTCTGCGCATGCGGGAGCTATGTACGCGTTGGGCGTGCCCGGGTAGGTGTTGGTGACGTACCCAGGTCGCTCACTCGCGGAGTCAAACGTTCCCTCAAAATCTGTAACAGGGTCATATGCATTATTCGGCATATTTCCCGTACTGCTTACATCTGCCTTCATTCGTAGCCAGGTCACAAGAGTGTCTTTACGTACGTACAAAAACGGCGGAGTGGTATCCGTAGACCAATTTTCTGTAAGATTATAAACCCCTACCTGACCGGCGGCTATATCACGAAAACCTTGAGGATTATGCTCGCTTAATTTAGAATAGACCACGTCGAAGTAGGTTCTATCAATAAAGGGAGCCTCCACCTCATCATAAAGACCCTGATATGACTGCAGCGGTTGCACTGAAGTAGGATCAGTCCAAGCGCTAGCCGATAGCGTTGGTTGAGCAAGCCTTGCTGCAACTGGAACCGATCCAGTTGTCCAGGCTTCACCCCCGGGTGGTGGTGGTGGAGACCTCACCTGATCCGGTCCATCAAAAAATGGTTGAGGTGGATTCGCGGTCAAACGCCTGACATCACGGATTTTGCGGCCGCCGCGGGCTGAATCAGCAAATGATCCCATAATCGCGCCTCGGACTTTGTGACCCGAATATTTTCCTGATAATCCAAGAATTTCTCTTCTAATATCAAGAGGCTCAATAACACCATTAAACGTCTCCTCTGGAAGCGAGCCTAAATTCCATAGATTGACAGGCCACATGATCGTGCCCGGGTCATGAAGATATGTTACGGGATCAAATCCGTTAATATCTACGAACTTATCGCCTTGTTGCGTTGTCGGTGCTTGACCGATCGTCATACGCTCTAAATCAAAACTGATTCTTACAGTCAGCGGAGCGTCCTCGCCGCCTGGCATATCAGCAGTATCATTATTCATCGAGATTGAATCATCATATGGCGTATCAGCAGCTGGCTTTGATCCCTTGTACAGCTTGGTACGATCTCCCGAGCCTATACGAGGTAATAAGCTTCCAAAATAAGACGCATCTGACTTGGCGTAAATCCCCTGATATGAATAGATAATAGACCCTGTAGGTGTAGCTGTCGATCCTTGCGTTCTGCTACCACTTAGTACTCGTTGTGTTGTGGGCATTATATCTTCCTAATTTCCGCTATCAACTGTCTTAGCAGAATAATTCCCTTTAGGTTGCGGCGAGCGCTTTCCCCAAGATAAACATCTCCTGACCCATACGCCAATTTTGCCCTCTCAAGAGCATGGCTTTCCAAAATAAAATTGAAACCCAAATAGTTTGTTTTTCTTGGGATCAAATTTTCTATCATGACGTCAAAAGAATCGTCTAACCACCTGAAAAAATCGAAAAAGTTTTTGTAATTTACTGTATCTGTAAGTCGATTGAAATAAACCTTTCTTAAGTCTGCCAATCCTGGATAGTCATCTGCGAACATTAATTCGGGGGCACCGATGATGTTGTCTAACGAATCCAGCGTCGCAAAGATCTTCATGATGTCTTCGTTGAGGGCTTGCATAACTGAAAATTCAATCGAAAACCTCGCATCATCCTTTGGTTCATGAGCGCGAGGTAATTCATATATTGGCGCGGGACGACCTCCGATATCAAAAAGATTCTTGCCCTCTGTAAATCCAGCAACTCTGACCTTATTTTCTTGCGTCACCTCATCGTAGTATGACGAGATCGCGCTAAAGTTAAAACGCTCAGGGACGATTACGCTCTTGCTTGTCTCAAATCCCTTTAGAAAACCGCCAAATTCAGATGCAGTGTTAAACAAGATAGGTGAGAGAGTACCTGGGACTTTGGTTCGGTACTTTTTAGACTGCTGTGAGAAATCAATTAGCGTCAAAATACCAGAGCCGTCTGACGCTGTAACTGATTGATCGCATGAAAGGTCTAGCCTTAACTTACTCCAGGACCCAGTTACGTCGGGTGTAAAACCAAAATTGACCAATGGATCCTCAACTCCCACAGATGTGAAATTCAGAGCATGCTCCTTAACTTCAGCGCGCGTTAGCGCTTTCGAAAAAAATCTAAAATGTCCTGCTCTGCCACCGAAGTCTGTAACTCTTGATAGACTTGCTGTGACTGCTGTTGTATTATTCAAATATTGTATAGACGAATCAGACCCCAAAGATTGTGTTCCAATTACTAGAAACGGTCCGTATTTGTTTTCCTCTGTTACTTTTTGGAAGATATTATTACCGGGTGCTGCTGATTCTGCAAAGAATGACGAAGTTGTATAAAACTCCATCAAGTTCCCGTTGTCCTGTCTAGCGACATTCAAAAAGTAACTTGAAGAAATATAGGCGCCCGCTTCATCGTCTCGTTTTCTACCTACAGAGATATACCACTTATCACCCGTAAATACGTTCACACCAGTTAGTGGGAGTTCTAATATAGGGTCAGTGCTCGCAAATCCAGGTCTGGCAAAAAGCGTCACTTTATTGATCGCTGGATCAGCGATTACGTTCAAAAACATCGGCTGCTCTGCTGCTGCTGCACCGGTCCTTTCTGCTGCGCCTGTAGAATGTAGCCGCATTAAACTTTGCGGGTTTCGGAAGTCACGAGTAACAGGGAATCGGTAGCGTCCCTCTAGCGTCCAACTACCCGACGTTAATAAACCATCATTCACATTATTAGAAATTCCGAAAGGAGTGAATATTGTTTTATCTACAAACGTCCCCCCTATGGGCGGCCAACCTGTCTCAACGCGAGATGATGTAAGATAAGTTGATATAAGCGTTGGCCGGTTTGAATAATGACCTTGAGGATCTTTTGTGCCGATCAATCCAGCAAAGCTACCTGAAAAATCTACCAATGAAGAAATTTCAGTTATTTTCTGACGTGAGGAACCAAGTCGAAATGCTGGAGATCCGCCATATTCGATAAATCGAAACATTCTATCTGGATCAATTCCAGACGCACGAAACAATGTTTTGATAGCATGAACTGTTCCCTTTGAGCTGAACACTTCTCGTAAGTTAATCAAAACGCGGCGCCACATTTCATTCTGAACTACTAGCAGATTTCCGACAGGATTGTCACCCGCAACTCCCTCTCCTGAGAATAATTGGTTGTGTGTAGCATTTCTGTACATATTCGGGAGCTTGAACCCATAATAGTTCGCTAAAAATGGCAAAAAGGCATCGGCAACCGACTCGTGCTTGTCATAATCTATATGAACCAAGTCACTTACATGATCGAGCATCTGTTTTAGCTCATCGAATTCTCTAGCCCACATAAAGAGTAGAGACGAAATTATCTGAGGCTGTCCCATTCTCGCACCGCCAGGGCCAGAGGAGGACTCGGGAACAGTAGTTATACCATCTAGTAAAGTCCCGTTTGCGTCACCACCGACTGTCCAGTCAGATTGAGCAGCCATCTCAAAATAATGCTGGGGTACTAGCTTGGTTATCATATTCGGATTATTAGCATCATACAGGCTAGCGCTAGCGAGGAGACCCTCGTTTAGAGTGATAACATCCGGATATGCTGGAAAAAGGACGGGATGTGGAATTGCAGATTGAAACGTTATTAACGAATCATACTGCTTATCTGATCTGATGACTGTTGAATAATTGGTTATCTTAGAGTGTAGGCTGTTTCCGCTGTGATCTAGAACAACGCTGTTATTTGTATATGATCCTGTGGGCTCATTAAATCGCATATTCAGCAATAGACTACTGTCTCCAGCAAAGAATATTCTCTTACAAAAATAATCGAGTTGCTTTTTTGTTCGAGTCTTATTGAATATTCTTAGCTTGTTTATAGAACCGCTAAGCGTGTTCGCAGGTGTAAATATCCACTTCTTACCAATCGTTATCTCAGAGCCTGAACCGATTAGGAAGGGATGGCCATCAGTATTAATTCCCCTAAAATTGAATCTTCTTGATTGAGCTACAGCGGTGCTGCCGCTGAGAATTCGTAATCTTCTTGATGAAGGGCGGCGGTTGTAGTCAAATGATAATCGCTCGAACTTTCCCTTCTCCATATAATAACGAGTTGATAGCATATTAGACCCGCTTAACATACAGAAGATCACGGGGGCGTTGACTGTCGACGATGACGCCTCTATAAACGCAGCATAGCCAACGTTACTTCCCGAAAAATGACTAAAGATGAATTGGTTATTATTAGCTTTCGCCTCTAGGGCGAGATCCAATTCAATGAATACGCTGTTTGAGCCCGGATTAAGGATCGTCATTCCTGATTTATTTTTTGAAAGAGCAGGGAAGAGAATACCCGCTTTGTCGACGACCTTTATATACTGATTACTTCCGTCCAGGCTTAAATAACCAGTATACTGAGGGTATCGATTCAGGACATATTTCTCCCAACCCGTTAGCTCATCAAGCCACGTGTCTAATTCTGCCCTTGTGCCGTCAAAGGGATAACGATTCAGAATTTTTTCAAAAACGATATTAACGTTTGCTTCTGCGGAACAGAAAAATGTGTGCTCTTCCCAGGCATCAAAATTCAACGGAAGTTGTTGCGTGGATTTTAGCGGTGAACCAGGCGGATCAAAACGAAATGATCCTGTTACACTCATGGGCTCATCTGATCCCGACAGTGCTGCCTGAGTTTGACGCTTTAGGACACCAGAAGAATTAGTAAATCGCCTAACAACGTTAGGTGTAAATAACCTTTGTCCTTCAAAAACCCTTTTCTTCGAAGACATTATGAAGTAACCCGGAAATCAATTTCTGGGATTTTCAGTAAGCGCTCCATTCCTCGATCCACAATAAGCAGATCAACGGTTAGTTGTCTATTCTTTGGTAACCCAGATGTTCTAAATTGTATAAACATACCGTCGCCGTCCGTCGACACTCTGGTACTTTGTCTTGTCTTATCAAACGGAACAATAATCGTGCCGGTCTGTCTGTCTTTTATTCTATAATACGCTTCGTCAAGGATGATCGTCTGTAGCTTTCTGGGAAGCTTGTATGCTTTCGTATCAGCGGCCGCCTCAATATCTTCAATAAAGAATCTTATAGTTGCCTGCACGTCTTTGTCATATTCAGAATGAGCGCCAACAGGAGTTATTAGAAGCTTTCTATTCGCGAATCCCCCAACGGCACGTTCTGTTTTCTTTACCGTAATCGAACCAGTGTAATATCCAACAGTCTTGTCTATAGAAGACCAGATTTCTTGGAGCTCTAGTTCATCGTTGTGTTTTAACGTTTGAAAAAATGTAGAATCAAATCTATTGAGATTGAATGTTCCGGAATATACACCTACCATCCCCGCATTATTAGACGAGCCAGTGTGCTGGGATGCTGTCACGAAAATATTCTTCTCCCTTGCTACATCTCCAGATGAAGATACAAAGCGAAGTAGAACACAATTCTGACCTGTTAGTTGTGTTAATGATGAACCGCTTACAAGGTTCTGCGGACGACCGGAAGTTAGATTCTTTAAGAATAAACTAGACGAAACGTTGAATAAAAGACCCCTGTGTTTGTCTTGTATACTATCATCCCAGGTGATGATCATCCGTGGAGTAATCAATGGGTTTCTTGCATGTCTTGAAGCAAAGCGTTTCGCAAATCTCGTTTTTCTATCAGTCTCAGATGATCCACTGAAAGAAATTCTCCACCCATGATTTTGAATTACTCCAGCTATCGACGCTGACACTACTTTTGTAACATCAAGTGAAAGTTTTCCGGGGCCCTCATCGAAATATTGCGTTGACCCGAAGTCAAGAACCTGACTACCGACGGTACCGCTTATCATATAATCGATCCCAGTGTCTCCCAATATTCCTCTCGCTCCCGACCCCGAAGTGTTCCAAAGCAACGAAGAATCTCCATCGTATGATGCGGTCAGAAAATTTGCTGCATCTACATCACTAAAATTAGAAACGTTTCTACCGGAGCCTTCTTCGAATGATCTAGAAAGTGGATATCCGACTACATAAAAATTCTTCGGTACAGGTGCACCAACAACAACTTCAAATAGCTCAAGCTTGGCATTAAACGACGGGTGATTCAAGTCAAGCGATGAAGACGTAAGCTTCGATAACGGGGAATAATCAAATTTTACTAAGAGCCTTGATAGCTCGTCAACTGATGATGTAATTCGAGTAGACGCAGAAATATAGCTAGATTCATCCCAAAGCTTAAATAAGTCTAACGTTCCCGCTCGTCCAACGTTACCATCAGTCGCCTTGAACTTGCTATCTATTACCTTATTTGTGATATACGTATCAGCGCTTGCAGTCAGAATATAAAACATAAACTTATCTCACCGTCACTACAATATCCTTGTTGGGATATTTCATTTCAAATATGCTACCTGGCGGTCCGACGACCATTTGCTGGAATGTGTTTCCTTCAACGCTAAATGACACGTCGCTGTATTCTCTTTCTTCTACAAGCCCTGTCAGATTAACGAGCTTAACCTCGACCATCGATATAACTCCCTCGCTGTTAAGAACGGCATTTATAATGTCAGCATATGCAACGGGCATATCAATCTGCATATTTTCTGTGCGTAATATTCCTGTGAGATTCGTTATAATGGTTTGTGCGACTTGGGATTTATTCGAGTCTGGATGTGCCACAACATCAACATTAACAGCGAAATTAATAATTCTAGCATCTAAAATATCATAGGCATCGCTTACTGCTCTAAACTCGTTTAGATAAATTCTAAGATTCTTTTTAAGCGTGTCAGAAGACATCGCAAGTTTCTTCCTCTTATTTCTAGAGATGATGAATATTTGAGATGCTAGAGAATTAATCGGATTGGGCCGGAGACCTACACGGTAGACACGCCCAAACTCATTCGGTAATGTATAGACTCTTGCAATGAGATCTTCTTTAGTTATAATACGCGATTGTGCTGCCCTGCTTGAAGGAATCAGGGATCTTAATTCATTAATTGTTGGGGCACGATCACCATCAAGCGCTGGAAGTGGGTTTGAGCAGTCTACGGATCCACGAACTTGACCAGCTTCTGAAGCGGATGCGGTTGACGCGAAGGTTAGAAACAACGTGGTGACTGTTCTTATCGTTTCACTTCCCACATTATGTTTTAGACCGCCACCAGCCCTATACGTTATAGTGAGTGTTGTATTTCTTGGAGAAATGCCCAAAGTCTGGGTATGCAACATCGAATTTGGGTCTATAGTAAACCTTGCGAATGTATTTTTACCGTATAGGGGAAGAGCTAGCTCAGAAGGATCAGGGATGATATCGTTATCTAAGGTCTTCGCATTTCCAGAACCAAATCGTATAGTTGTTAATTTTGTGTTGTAATCATACGCCTTGATGTATCGATAAGGAGCGGGAATTACTTCAAGATTATAACCCACAGAGTCGCTGTCTTCCGATAAATTAATAATCTTTCTGAAAACAGTATCTTGAGATAATGATTCAACCTCGTAGTATATGTTCCCATCGCTATCTTTAACATCAACAATACCAGTGACATTTTCGTCTGGTAGCGTGAGCGTCCTAAATGGTTTGTGAACATTTGGGATGGATGTCTTCCATTCTTTACGGAACCCAGAAAGACAAAGACCGGATCTCATAACGACGTAAGAAGTTGGCGTTCCGTCCTCAGACGTCTCCACGACCACTGATTCATAAAGATAGCTACCCTCAGAATCTTGCTCTGCAAAATCCAGATCTACCAGGAGGTTAAACGGCACCCCGTCATTAGAGGTAAAAGTAGACAGCGCACCGACCTTAGGCAGCAGCGCAGCCTTAGGAGCAGTATTACCTGTAATCGTTTCAGCAGGAATTTCGAAGTATATTTTTAGCATCACAACTGATGGTGATGCACCATGAACTTTTACACCCGCATTCCGTAAGTGCTTTTGAATGTTTTTAGTCTCAATCGCTGTAGACCAATTAAGTTCATTAAATTGGTGATCTAGATAAAATGACATCGAATCACCAACAAACGCAGCCATATCTAAAAGCAATCCACCCAAACTTACATCTGAGAAATCTTGAATTTTATCTGAAAAATATAGTTTGGCATGTGCGTATAGCGCATTACGAAAAGACGAGAAGTCTTTTGCCAAGTAATTCCGTCTTACTTCATTTTTCAAATTTCTTTTTGCATTTATTGCCATTTTTATCCCGCGCTATAAATTAATATTTCCATCCCACGCTCTTTCGTCTTAAGCTTGGGTACCTTATATGATAGCTTGACACCGACCTTGGCCACCTGTTTATTATCAAAATGCTCTATCACTGGCTCAAATGTAAGTAGTGTAACATAGGGCATCCAGCGATTACACGCCATCGTTATTCTGCTCATTGCCTCTGATGCACCTGCGTCTGTCTGCATTTCGAATGCTAGCTCCATTAAATTCGCGCCCAATAAAGGTTGCCCTAACCGCTCCCCATGATTGGTCAATATTAAATTAATCAGGTTATCATGAATCTGATCAGCGAAAGTTGTGTGCATTTGAATAAATTCTGAACCGGAGTCCGATAAGGCAACCGGTGTTTTTATCCCAACAGGAGGCGCCCTAGTTGATCTAGAATCAAGTTCACGTTGTAACTCATACGTCGTTCCTACAGACTTAAAACTATAAACCCTGTTATTCGCTCTTCTAGATACAGCCATGATCTACCACCCATACTAAATATTCGCTTAGAGAAATAGTGATGGGATAAGTCACCCCCTAAACAAATCAACAAAAGTTACATTAACATTCCCGTACCGGAACCCATCCCTGCTCCAGTAACTGGACCAGCAACTGTAGCACCAATTGCAACTCCAGCAAGCACCGTCACCACTTGCGTTGTGACCATTGCTTGGGTAGTGTAATTATGGATAGCGGCTGCCAGCTCTTTTGCAAGAGTCTGGTTTATCTCGGTTGGGCTTGTTCCGTCTTCAGCTCCTGCATCGATCGAGCCTCCCGCATTTTCAAGGGCTGCAAATATTTCTAATTCTAGTAATGGTTTTGCTGCTGATAATGGCATTATTTCCTCCTATTCACCAAATATTCTTTCAGATTTTAGATTTTCAATTTCTCCCATTCGAGAGCTCATATCTGCTTTTAGGGTCGCGACGGCGTTATTTAATTGCGGAGACGGAGCACCGTATCCGGGTGTAACATGAGTAAGAACCGTATCACAAAAAGATTGGATATTACTCATTGTCGCGTTAAGCAAATCTTCAAGCTGCTGATATTTGACATACGGCTGTGAACTTCCGTCTCCCGGACCAGAATTATCTTCTCCAAGGCCGCCATCATCCGGGTGGCGTCCAAGAAAAATCTTTGAGCCGCTAATCTGGATGGTACCATCTGATAGCATGTACAAGCACGCGAGGTCTTCATCTGGAAGACCTTCTTTTATAATCCTAATAGAGCCGTTAATTTCGGGAGCTTCATCCACTGGAACATCTGCATCATGACTTCTGGCTATCAGGCGAATCTCATCTGCCTTTGCGACGACAGAGGATGGATAGTCCTTAGTGATTAACGTCATATCACCATCCTCCGGACCAATAAGCGTAGGAATAGTCGATCCCGGCGTTGCAATATTAAAATTTACGTCTACATCGCTACCGTGCGCTACCAGGATACGAGCTGCATCGTATGCGAAGTCTGGATCACCCTCTGCAGGAGCGTCTAGACGATTTAACTCGGCCGATTCATTTCCTTGGGGATTTTTATTAACCTCTATCCATGGTTCTCGTCCGGGACCCAGGTGCTCTGGAATCGGAGTGTTAAGGATACATCGAGGTGCGGTCAGCATCGGAGGACTCTCTTCCGTTCTCCCACGGTAGCGCCAGTCATACCTACCACGACCTGCAACAATATCGATCGAACCCCAAACGTATTCTTTTCGCTCCTCTAAAACATCTTCATCTTGAGTAGCATTCGAAAATTCCGGGTCCCACGGTAGCTCAAGTTCATCTTCACGCTTCATCCAGCCCCAACCACGATCCTGACCTAGAGCTATCAACGTATTGTGAGATCCCTGTATAACAAAATCACCAGGCTTCTTGGTAAATCGCGGAACATGTTGACGCTTGAATTGGTCGTAAGCAATAGAAACATTCACAAGATCTTCATATGCTAATTCCTCTTTGAGTGTAAATTGGTCTGGCTTTCCGGGACCGTTTGGAAAACCAAAAATACGATCGTCCATTCCATCGCCGTCTTTATCAAAATTTTCTTGCGGACTGCTCGCTTCTCCTGTGCTGGTAGAAGTCGATGATTCACCCGTATCAGATGTTCCTGAATCTTGCGCGGCATCGGCCTTTTCTTTTGTGGTCGGTTGAGCCAAACTTCCAACAAACTTACGATCGGCATGTGTGAAATTAACATCATCCACATGAGCGGGTTCAGGAATACGACACATCCAATACTGAATTTGAGCAGGATTATCGGGTGAATCCTGAACTACCCACACTTGCTCGCCAGGCTTTACTGGAAAACATAGGTGGGGAGGAAAGAAGGGATAACATAGAACGCCAACATTACCAACAGTCTCGCCCTCGGGAAGCGACTCAGCGTTTTCCTCCGCGTCTCGCCGCTCATCTTCTGTTGGAGCCTCGGTCGCTTCGGGGGTCTTCTTATCTGCGCCACCCGTTATCACCCTCGCTATAATGGAGTTTCTTGGGGCCGTGGCCAGCATATCTGGGGCGCTGACTAGTGCCTTCATCTCTTCGAAGTCTTCTTCAGAAAAAACGCTTAAATCATATAAGACTTCAACGACGACTGCCCTGTTGAATATTTGCGTTGAGCTTGCAGTTGCGTTAGTGTCAGGCGTAGTCGAAGCAGTTGGATTAGCCTGGTCTGCAATTGCGTCTCTTCCGGATCCTCGTGCCATTATTCATCCTGGATTTTAGAGAATAATTCATCTGCATTTATCGATGCATGATCACTCTCTGATTTAGATATAAGGTCAGCTAGCTTCAAAAGTTGCTCATTTGACTTGCTCATTCTTTCAAGATATTTTGTCAGTGTGGTGCCTAATGTTGCGTGTTCAGTAGTTCCTTGGCTCATCGTTGTATACGCCTCGACAAACAATATATGAGCATTCTGTCTGTCTAATGAAGCATTTTCGTAAATTTCTTTCCAAAGTAGCTTTTTCTTATTATCGGCATGTTCAATTTTTTGAAGTACTTTATCGAACTCAGCGATTTTTTTATCTAGCTGCTTAAAATCTTTTACGGTTTCTTCTATCTTCTTTGTCATGGCGTTTCCTACAGAAGGTCTACAATTCTATCGTCATGGACGATCTCTTTATAGTGCTTTCTAATCTTTGACATCGATACCGACAGCTGCTTAGATGTTAGGCCTGAAATCTCACGAACGTAAACGTATATTGCACGCTTATTTAAGAAGTCTAAATTATCAATATTTTCGAAGACAGTCCTTATTGCTTTCGCGCATAACACTTCATTCGGCTTCTTGACACGAGAATCGATTTCATTGATAACATCCATTATCCTATCGCGCAATTCTTCTTTCTCTAAAATGTCTTGGGGAGATGGCGCGACCTTACTTTCAGCTATTTTCGCTTTATCTGCTGAATTTAAGATCGATAAATCAGACATAGAAACGTGACGATGATCATTCTTCTTTGCATTTCGACATCTTATTATTAGCCAATTCTTTGCCACTACGTTAAAATATGAAAAAGCCTTTGTTCCCCTGGCCGGATCCCACTTATGAATGGTTTCGTATAAAAAAGCAACACAATCACCCTTCATTGAAGCCATTGATTCATACGGAGAATTAAACCCATACACGAATATTAAGCTTTCAGATAACTGCTCAAATGCTGGCATTATATCTTTTCTGTAGATTATTTCCTTCTCAGACATATCATCAGAATTTTGGTACGCCTCAATAGAAGCTTGCGTATCTTTGTTAAAATACATGTTCCGCTTCTTACCGGGATTTCTTCTAATTTTTCTTCTAGCCACCGCTATTCCTCCTCATCGATGATCCCGTTAGTCAAAACATTCGCTATATTCAGTATGGCATCTCGTGATCTTTTTATATCCGTATGTACAGTTTTTATTTGTGGACTGTCATCGAATAAAGGAATTTCTAAGACTTCAGATATTGATGCATACCTCTCGTCTAAAATATCCAAAGACTCTTCTACAGCGTCCTCAACTTTCAAAATGGTAATACCAAATTTGTACGCATAAAATGAGAGCACAAAAGTGCTGAGGAACAGCAAGACGCAGACAACCGTTAGACTTATTTCAAGACCCGTCAATTAATCCCCCAAGCTTCTCATCATATATAGAAAAAATCTTTGTAAGATTAAAGTTTTCAGTAACGTGAGGAGCGGCTTGGGTAGCCCATTGAGTCGGGAGGTCGGAACCCTTTCGGAATTTCTTCAGCCTAGACTTAAAATGCGATTCACGTACCTCTGCCCACTTACATCCCTCGACGAATATACTTCCATCGATCTTATCGGGATGGACGGGTACAAGGTCATAGTCCAATGACAAAAATTTCACGTCTTTCAAAAAATCCAAATGACCAGACCAATTGGTTGCAATTATAGGAAGGCCGCACACAGCGGCGTCTAAAATAGGCAGCCCCCAGCCCTCGCCGCGGGTTGGAGCGACAAGAGCCTTGACACTCTCACTCTTATATAGCGATGTAATCTCACTTTCATCCATCAATCCATGGGCCAGATAAAATCTTGGATACGGACCTTGACGGACCTGTCCTACTACTTCTCTTAATATGTTCGTTGACTCTTCTCTATCTCTTACTGTCAGTCTTCCCATGTTCGTCTTGACTATAATACCCACATCTGGATCATTAGCAAATAATTCACATAACCATTTGATATTATAGAAAGTATTCTTTCTATCAGTTTCGGGAGAAGTTCCTGTAATCTGCCCAAATATAAGGAAATTAAAGCTCGTAGGAAGATCGGCTAACCCGTCTAACAATCTTTGGGAACCCGCAGTTTCCTCAAAATTGCAAGTAAAAGCTTCTGGAATAGCAGATATTTTATCTTCGCTTACTCCCCCTCGTACAAATAGGTCCTTTGTAAATGTACTTGGTACAACAACATGATCCATTCTATTACACGCAGCTATCCACTCAGGAGAGCATGTGGTTCCCTCAACACCCGCAGTGATACCAATATTTACCCTAGCTAGATTGGGGTCCCACTCATTGGGCAGCTGTATCTGTAATGAAAGGTCAACTGACAGCTGGGGATGGAACGGTGCGGTGCATTCCATCACCTTACCGATCATACCGTTTAATTTGTCAGGATCAATGTAGAAGGGCGTTATCCCCCAAGGTAGAACATGACAGTTAATATTCCAGCCCTTTGAATGAGCCCAAGAAAAAACTTGTCTTGCATGGACGCCATAACCACTAATGGAAAGTAATGGGCCTCTCATAATGACGTTCATATCATATCTCCCTTATCTCGAATCGGTTAACTGCTCGTTGGCCAGACTCCCAATCTTGTACTAAGTTCATTAAACTATCATGCCAGAGGTCTATAGTCTTTTGCATCGCAAATTCGGCCTGCACATATTCTCTTGCTTTATTTCCAAGACTGCTACGTTCGTCATCTGACATTGAGTATAATTTGTAGAATGCATCTGCTGTTTCTTCGATGGACACATAGTCTTCATAAATGTAGGGTACCTGCTGCGATCCGACTATACTTTTTGAGCGAATATCTAAAGCAATACCGTTTTCTGATCCGTCACGATGATCGACGACCTGTCTTGTTAGACCGCCCGTCTTACCAGCTATTATTGGTTTCCCAACCTTCATGGCTTCAAGAGTCGCCAAACCAAATCCTTCTGCAAAAGCTATATTGACGCAACAATCTGACACGTTATGCAAAATATTCATTTGATCAAACTCGATACGCTCCCTTGAAAAAGTAACCCTGTCAATGACACCTAATTTTTTCGCAACCTCAACAAGATTGGGCCCTTCCATATCAAATGGATCCGTATGCATGAGAAGCATAGCGCTGTTCTTGTCTTCTAATTTATCTAAAAATAATTTCCACGCCCAGATTACGTCTGCTGGACGCTTTCGTTTTGCATTTCTATTAACCCAAAATGCAGTAAAGCAATCGCGATTTTCAAAACCTAATATTTTTTCTTTCCACATCTTCTTTTGATTCTCTGGAAGCGGAAAAAATATCTCATCAGGCAAAGCATGCGGAATGAAGTTAGTCCGCTCAGGGAACCGCTCATTTACAATCTCATATGTCAAATATGAATGACAATTAATCAAGTCAGTAGATCCGTAATACGCATCGTTAAAATCAGGTCGAGGGAAATTATCCCACACATGCCAGTACGCTATGGGACATAGCTGATGTATCTCATCCTCCATCTCCCATAACCACGTAAAAAATCGTGGGTCGGTAAAAATAAAAAGAATATCTGGTTTTTCTGTCGCTAGTGCCAAGCGTAAAACATTCGGATCACCAAATCCGTCAATCGGCTTAATAATAAAGTCAGGGTTAATCTGGACAGCGCTATAATCATTATGCTTTAAAGCTGCGCCAAATTGACGCACAGTCCAGCAGCCTTTCTTTATTAGACCCTCAATTAAAAATCGAGATTGACATCCGACGCCTGATGTACTCAAGGCATGGTCGGATAACATCAATATTTTATACTTCTTTTTTTCTAGCATCTAATCCTCGTCAGCGTGGATAATCATATTAAAGATCATCCTAAAGTATATCTGTTCAACCTGGACAATGGGTTGTGTTCTTAAATTCACAGAACCTACAAGACTCTCGATTCTTTAAGAATATTCCGCGACGTACGGTTTTTATCATACTACGAAGTATTGACAGCGCATTTTCTTCAGCTTTAGGACCAACCGAAACCGGGACGAGATCGCAAGTAGAGCCTGGCTTGGCACCCCTTTTTAATAGAACAAATCCACAGCGGACCTGCTTTATGTCCAGCTCATTCTTATCTTTCCAAAATGATTTATAAAGCGCTATTTGAGCCCACGTTAAAATGTCTCTTTTCTTGCTAGCGAACCAACCCTTATCACCAGCAGTCTTCCAATCAATAACGTAATAATATTCTTTGCCTCGAATTTCTACCTTTAGAATCGCATCAATGAAACCCTTAAAAAAGATGTCATAATTGGGGAAAAATTCATAAAGTTGCTCTTCTGCGGATACGACTTCATATTCACCAAATTGCTCTGTTAAAAATATGGGCAGCTCTTCTAATGAATTTGTAGCCCACTCGAGCCAGCTGTCTATATAATCATGCGCTTTTGGCTTCCATCCTTGAGATTTTCTGTGATCCGCTTGACCGCGGATCCATTCCTTAGAATCGAACCCATGTTTATCCCATTCACTCCGGATATTTTCCAGCACTGATGGGATGTCCATTTGACCTGTTTCAAGAAATTTTTCGATCCCATCATGCACAGCTGACCCATAGGAAAGATAGGGCGATGGCTCATCTACACCAACCTTATCGATATACAATAACCTGTGACGATGAGGACACTCTCTCCAACAGCGGACCTCAGAATAAGAAACGTGAGGCTTCCCGGTCGGAAAGGAAATTTGTTCTGGATCTGGAATATTCATCATGTATTACCCTTTAAACTTCATCTTACGGCCTGGCATCCATGCCTCAGGTTCAGGATCATGTCCCCGGACGCGGAGCTCTTGTAAAGATAGCTGAAAATCTTCAGCTTGCATTAAGGCTGCCAGACTCTTGAATTTGGTTTTGGGTTGCCACCCAAGCTTAACATTTGCCTTGGTCGGATCGCCCAGCAGTATAGGCACTTCCTGAGGTCGAAATAACCTGTTATCTATCTCGACGTTACCGTCTACTGGTAATCCGGCTGCTTCAAAAACAGTATCTAGCCACTCTTGTACAGAGTGAGTCTCCCCCGTAGCTATGACATAGTCATCTGGCGAATCTTGCTGAAGCATCAGCCACATTGCTTCTACATAATCACCAGCAAATCCCCAATCTCTTTTAGCGGAAAGATTTCCTAGAAACAATTTTTCCTGCAGGCCGAGCTTAATTCTGGCAGCCGCAAGTGTTATCTTTCGGGTCACGAAAGTCTTGCCCCTTCGTGGGGACTCATGGTTAAAAAGAATTCCACTAGAAATGTGCATATCATAAGACTCACGATAATTTCGGCACAGATTATGAGCAAAAACTTTTGCACAAGCGTAAGGGCTCGCAGGCATTAAAACAGTTTTCTCTGATTGAGGATACTCTGGATTGTCTCCAAACATTTCAGAAGATGAAGCCTGATAAACCTTTATGTCCTTATTGACAAACCTAATGGCTTCCAAAATTCTAAGAGTACCCATCGCGATTGTATCAACCGTCTCAAGGGGGACATCAAATGACACACGAACATGAGACTGCGCAGCTAGATTATAAAATTCTTCTGGTTCATATTCTTCTAAAAGCCGATATAGCGTAGTCGGATCATGTAAAGAATAATACTCTAGACAGAACATAGGGTTGTGATAAATGTGATCTAATCTGTCTGTTGATATTAAACTTGTTCGTCTTTTTAGACCAACAACCCTATACCCTTTCTCGAGTAATAGCTCTGCCAAATAGGATCCATCTTGACCTGTCACGCCCGTTACTAAAGCAGTCTTCATTCCATTCCTCTCACATTGGGATAATTCTCAACAAACCAATCGCAAGTTCTCTTCAGTCCGTCTTCAAAAGAAGTATAATAAGAACGATTCCATCCGGTTGATGCAAGTTTATCGTTATTACTCGGTTTTCTAAACTGGCCTGCTGGCTTCGATCTGTCCCATGACACATCACCATCATACTCAAGATTTTGACAGACTAATTCAACTACAGACGCAATGCTTCTTTCCTCGGTTATACCAATATTAACAGGATCAGCGTCATTGTACTCGTTTAACAAATGCAGCAAAATCTTTGAAAGATCTGGTGCAAATGTGAACTCTCTAAACGCTGAACCATCACTCCAGAAAGTTGGTGGAGTGCCAGTCTGTTTAGCTTCCAGAACCTTTCTCATTATAGCTGGAATTACATGCCCATTTTCTAGATCGAAATTATCATGAGGGCCGTACAGATTGTTTGGTACCGCACAGATGAAGTTACATCCATATTGCTGCCTTAGTGCCCTTGAGTGTACATCCAGCATCCTCTTTGCGTACGCATAACCGAAATTACTGGGGTGGGGAGGGCCGTTATGTATTTGATCTTCTGTCAGTGGATAATTTACTTTATCAGGATAAACGCAGGTAGACAAAAGAGACACAACCTTAGAAACACCAAACTTTTTTGATGCCTGTAAGACGTTTGTATTCATCCTAACATTGTCTGAAAAGAAATCAGCCACGAAATCGGTATTTCCTTTTACACCTCCCACTCTCGCAGCGAGGTGGACCACTGCATCAGGCGTATGGTTTGTCATCATGAGCCGGGTGTCACGCTGTGACCTCAAATCATATTGCTTAGAGCCTACAAGAATCAACTCATGCTCTGTATTTACATCCCTAAAACCTGAACCGACCATTCCTGTTCCGCCTGTAACAAGCACTTTCATATTTTCATAACCTCGTAATAATGACCAATTAAAAATTTATTCCCTTTGCTTAAGGAGGTCAATTTATGACTCGAATCATAACTCTCAGGTAGCATTACTCTAAAATCGAAACTTACCCTTGTCACACCGGTTTTATTCGGAAGGTTTCCATGAAGGCATTGATTTCCGTTGAACCTAACAACCTGTCCGGGATTTAGCTCCAGCTGTCGAAAATCCATCTTATTCGGCTCTGTCTCTGTTATCGTTGTATTACTTTCAAACATCTCTGTAAGAGCAAGAATAAAATTAATCTCCCCTGAAGGATGATTATAATCTCCGTCTCGGTGCCAACCACCAACAGCAACATTATTTGGTAAGTGAACCCTAAATGATGGCCACTTTTGGTATATTAACTCATCTTTTGCACCAACGATGGAGACTATCTCTTCTCTGATAAGGCTTTTATACGCTTCTAAAAATTCTGGCCAGCCGGCTCTCATCTTATCATAAAATACTCTATGGAATCTGGTGTCAGAATCTGAACCGGGTTTGCTAAAAAAATCATATTCTTTTTCTAGGTCTGTATGGAGATTTTCTAAATCTTCCCTCCCAAAAAGTTCTTGAAATAAAGACACAAATCCATATTTCTCTAAATCATAATCATAATACTTTTCCATGTATTTCCTCTACTAAATTTTTAATGTCTTCGATTCCATCACTGAGCGAAATCTCAGGCTCCCAATATTTTAATATTTCTTTTGAGGGGGGTATCGACATATCTTTCTGAACCTCGTCAAGTTTTTTTCCAGGAATAACTGGTACGTTACCAGCCAAAGATGAGATAAGATGAGCAATATCGATGATCTTCGTCCACTCAAAAGATGTGATATCAAGAAATCTAGAAGAAAATTCTTGGGGAGCTTGAGAAACCATATAAAGACAACGGCAGCAATCTGTCGCATGGAGAAACTGTCTTGTCTCTTCTCCGGTTGTCATCATTTCTATCTTCTTTTCAGTCAGGGCCTTTAAGACAAAGTCAGTAATAACATGAGCTTTTTCTAAATCTCTTTCAGGACCGTACACGTTCCAAAAACGCGTGATTGTACCACCAAGATCCAATGTCATTTGTTCGCCGATGTACTTAAGATTTCCATAAGATGAGTGTTTCATATCAGCCATTTGACTTGAGGCGAACAGAAATGGTTTCGAATGACGTTCTAAAGCAGAAAATGTATTACACATTAACTGCATATTGTTTTTCATGAACCAAGCCTTACTTTGGTTCTTCTCAAGATATCTAGCGCCACCAACATCATAGGCTAAAAAATACACAAAGTCTGCAGACTTGACTCGTTCATCCAGCAATGCGTTATCATGAATACGCAAATCTTCGTGCGAAGAATCTACAATATCAAATGTAATAACTTCTTCATCCTGACTGGAGAGAAATCTACATAACGCTTCTCCAATCTGTCCTGCTGACCCTAAAACTAAGTGCTTCATGTTAAAAGCTCCTTAACCCAGGTGATCGCATCAGTTGTAGGAGACCACTCCAACAAAGAGCATATCTTAGTAATATCTGCCTGAGTATTTTTTGCATCTCCAGAGCGTTCGGGAAGATAAACGAAATCATCAGATATTAGTTCTGCTAATTTCAACACGCTTACCATCGAACCATGTCCAACGTTCAATACATCTCCCTCAAAATTATCATTTGCGAAAGCAGCTTGAACATTAGCATCCACAACGTCTTCTACGTAAACAAAGTCGCGGCGTTGGTGACCATCACCTACGATCGTTAATGATTCGCCATTCCGGCGTTGCCGTAAAAATATAGCGATTACAGGGGCGTATTGTCCCTTCTCAGGCATCCTCTCACCAAAGACATTAAAATACCTTAGGCAAACAGTGTCGAGGCTGAAGACACT